GGGAGGGCGCGCGCGCCACAATGAAACGACCGGAAAACCAGGGCGAAAACCGGCAATATTTTGCCGGTTTTCGGGGATGGTTTTGGGAAGATCCGGGGAAGTTCGGCGGAGATCGCCAGGTGATCGCCGGAGATCGCCAGGAGATCGCCGGAGCTTTCCTGGTTTCATATCGGTTATGGCGCAGCTGAGATCAGAGCCGGAAGGCCCGCCGGGAAAGATACCCGTATCATTCCCGGTTTTATCATTTTTGCGAAATTCCGGACGATGGTCGCGCGGATCCGCGAGACCGTCCCGGTTTTTCATATTGTTTTCAAAATATGGGGAGGACGATTTCGGATGGACGGCCCGAAAGAGACAGCCCCGAAGAAGAAAGGCACATCCGCCAGGACCGGCAGCGGGAAAACGAACCGCATCAAACCGGAGGCGCTGCGGAAGAGCCTGATTGAATTCGGGGAGGATTACCAGATCGGCGGAGAACAGGATTTTCTGGAAACTGTGCGGCAGTATGTTGACGAAAGCGCGCTGATCCAGCGGATGCGCGACCAGATCGACGCGGAGGGGCTGATGATCACCCGGACCACGCGGGCCGGCGGCGAGGAGCCGATCACTCACCCGCTGCTGTCCGAGCTGCCGAAACACGTCGCATGTGCCAACGGATGTCTTTCGACCATTGCGGATCTGATCCTGAAACGCGGCGCGCGGGTCGAGAAGGCCACGCGGGCGCTGGATGCTTTCCGGCTGCATTGATTCGAAATTTCCATCAGGTGGAAATTTGACGGATGAACAGACAGACGGAAAACGCCATTTACCAGTATTGGGATCAGATCCAGCGCGGCACGGTGACGGTCGGGAAATATATCCGACTGCTGTATCAGGTCATCACGGAGGGAATCGAGAGCGGGCGCTGGTTCTATGATGACCGACTGGCCGATAATGCCGTCCGGTTTATCGAGACATACTGCCACCATTACAAGGGCAAGCTCGCCCCGCAGCGGATCCGGCTGAGTCTGTGGCAGCGGGCCGCGATCTCCATCATCTTCGGCATCGTGGACGCGACCGGCAAAAGGCAGTTTACCGAAGTGTTCTGGCTGGTGGGCCGGAAACAGGGTAAGACCCTCCTGGCCGGGGCTATCGGAAACTATATGGCATATGCCGCCGGGGAATTCGGCAGCGAGATCTATTATCTGGCTCCGAAAATTGACCAGGCAGATCTGTGCTATAGCGCGTTTGAGTTCAACGTTCACGCGGAGCCGGAGCTGGACGCGATCACCAAATCGACGAAATACCGGGGCCTGGTGATCGCTGAGACGAACACGACCGTCAAAAAATTGGCCTTCTCCGACCGGAAAAGCGACGGCTATAACCCCATGTTCTACTGCGCGGACGAGGTGGCCGCATGGCCGGGGGCGCGCGGGCTGCGACAATGGGAGGTTATGGTTTCCGGCACGGGCGCGCGGGAGGAGCCGCTGGGGCTGGCGATCTCTTCCGGCGGTTATGAGGATGAGGGCCTGTTCGACGAGCTGATGAAGCGCGGGACGGCATTCCTGAACGGGAACAGCCGGGAGCAGCATATCCTGCCGATCCTGTACATGATCGACGACGCCGACAAGTGGGACGACATCGACGAGCTGCGGAAGAGCCTGCCGGGCCTGGGCGAATCCGTTTCCGAGGAGTTTATCCGCAGCGAGATCGACATCGCGCACGGATCCATCAGCAAGCGCCTGGAATTCCTGTGTAAGTATTGCAACCTGAAGCAGAACAGCAGCGCCGCCTGGTTCCCCGCCGAAACCGTGCGGAAGGTTTTCCTGCACGAAAACGAAGCCGGGGAAATGGTCCCGTGGAATCTGCGGCTTGAGGATTTTGCGGAAAGTTATGCGCTGTGCGGGCTGGACCTGAGCCAGACGACAGACCTGACGAGCGCCTGCGTGATGATCGAAAAGGACGGGGCGCTGTGGCTGTTCAGCCATTTCTGGCTCCCCGGCGAGAAGATCCAGGAGGCCACCGATCGGGACGGTATTCCCTATCAGATCATGATCGAGCGGGGACTGCTGAGTCCCAGCGGCGACCACATGGTGGATTATCGGGACTGCTTCCGATGGTTCTGCGACCTGATCGAGCGATATCACATTTATCCGCTGATGGTCGGATATGACCGATGGAGCGCGGCCCCGATTGTCCAGGATCTGAAAGCCTACGGATTCCACGTGGACAGCGTGAACCAGGGATTCAATCTGAGCGGGATCTGCGACACGCTGGAGGCGCTGATGCAGAACGGGACCGTCCGAAGCGCGGAGGACAACGATCTGCTGAAGATCCATTTCATGGATGCTGCGCTGCAGATCGAGAGCAACACCAGCACCCACACCCGGAAAAAGTTGGTCAAGCTGACGAAAAACGCCCACGTGGACGGTGTCGCCGCTGTGCTGGATGCGATGTGCATGAGACAGGTTCATTGGGGCGACCTGGGCGACCGGCTGCAAAACGCCGGATGAGTTCGCGGGGGCGAAACAAGAGTTCGCCGGAGCGAAACGAAAGTTCGCGGGGGCGAAACAAGAGTTCGCCGGATCGAAACGAAAGTTCGCGGGGACGAAATATTGACAGCATTGGAGGGAGACGCGGTTGGGATTCTTTGATAATCTGTTCAGCAAAGCGAAACCGGATAAAACCCGCGCGCGGGAGACGTTCCGGTTTATCGAGGGATACAGCCCGACCGCGCGGACGTTCCAGGGCGAGATCTACGAGAGCGAGCTGATCCGGGCGAGCATCGACGCGCACGGGCGGCATTCATCCAAACTGAAAATCAGCAGCACCGGCAGCGCGAAACAGACATTGAAGGCGCGGGCCGCGCTGGCCCCGAACCCCTGGCAGACCTGGCCGAAATTCCTTTATCAGGGCAGCACGATTCTATACGCCAAGAACACGCTTTTCGTCGTTCCGGTTTTCGACAAGTATGGCGAGATCGGCGGATTTCAGAACATCCTGCCCCACAAGTGGGAGCTGCTGGACGTCAGCGGCGAGGCGTGGCTTCGGTTTTACCTGGACAAGGGAAAGCGCGCAGCCTGCGAGCTGCGGCACGTTGGCATCGTGACCCGTTTCCAGTACGGGAGCCAGCTGTTCGGCGAGAGCAACAAAGCTCTGAAGCAGACGCTGGATCTGCAGGAAATCCAGCGCCAGGGCGTCGAGGAAGCCGTGAAGAACGGCGCGAGCTATCGGTTCTGGGCGCGGTCAAATAACTGGTCAAAAGATTCGGATCTGAAAAAAGAGCGAGAGCGGTTTGATGAATACAATTTTAGACGGGATAACGGCGGCGGCGGGCTGCTGATCTTCCCGAATACATTGGACGACATACACCAGGCGGAAGCGAAACCCTACACGGTGGACGCGGATCAGCAGAAAATTATCAAAGAGAACGTCTTTGATTATTTCGGGACCAACGAGGAGATCCTGCAGAATTCGGCCACCGGCGACAAGTGGGCGGCATTCTATGAGGGCGGGCCGGAATGGTTCGCGCTGAACCTGGCCGAGGCGCTGACCATGATGTCATTCACGGAGCGCGAGCGGCAAGCCGGAAACGCGTTTCATTTTTCCAGCAACCGGCTGCAGTACATGACCACGCAGGAAAAGTTGAATTATATCACCCAGATGGGCGACCGGGGCCTGATCACCCGAAACGAGGGCCGGGAGGTTTTCAATCTCCCGCCGCTGGAGGAGCCATTCGGGAGCCAGGTTTTCGCGCGGGGTGAATATTACAACGTGACCGACGAGCCGGGCGACGGCAGCGGGACCGGCGACGGATCCGGCAGCGGGACCGGCGACGGATCCGGCAGCGGGACCGGCGACGGATCCGCGAGCAGCTGACGCCGGGCAAATTTCCATCAGGTGGCAATTTGAAGGATCGGCCATGTGCGGAAAGCGCACGTTGCCGGGGAGACTATCAGAAACGGAGGGCAAAGGAAATGCCGCAGAAAACAGACCGGGAATACAGATTGATTGACGTCCGGAAACTCGAAATCCGGAAGTTGGAGGACGGGCGGGACGTGGTCGAAGGATACGCCACGACCTTCAATCAGCCATATCTGCTGTATGAGGAAAGGGGCTATAGATTTTTTGAGGTGGTCGACGCACACGCCTTCGACGATGCGGACATGGCGGATGTCATTATGCAGTACAACCACGAAGGCCACGTATTCGCCAGGATCAGCAACGGAACGCTGGAGATCATGGCGGACGATCACGGGCTGAAGATCCGGGCATTCCTGGGCGGGACCGAGATCGGGCGGCAGCTGCTGGAGGAAATCCGGGGCGGATATACAACCAAGATGTCCATGGGCTTCAGAGTCGCAAAAGAGGAGCGGAAGGTCGTCGAGGATCAGGACAACGATCAGGTGGATGTTTATCGGACGATTGTCCAGATCAAAAAACTTTATGACGTTTCAGCCGTATCATTGCCGGCCAATGATACGACAGAAATCAGCGCGAGGAGCTACGGCGAGGGAGTCATCGCCGAGGTTCGGCAGGAGATCGCCGCCGTCGAGGCCAGGGCGCGAATCAGGGACCAGATCAAAATTATTGCAGGAGGTATTTAATCATGAAGTTCAAGACCATTCAGGAAATCGAAACCCGAAAGGCCGAAATCCTCCAGGAGATGGAGAAGGAAGGCGCGGATCTGAACGCGCTGAAGGCGGAAATGGAAGAGCTGCGGAAGAACGCCCAGGAAATCCAGCAGGCGGCGGCGCAGGCTGCGGAGACCCGGAAGCAGATCGCCGAAGGCGCTGCGGGCATCCCCGCGAGCGTGATCGAGAGCCAGGGCCAGGAAACCGGCAAGAGCAAGGTTGACGAAATCCGGAGCCGTCCGGAGTACGCCGAAGCCTATAAGCACTATATCCTGACCAACGACAGCAACGAGCTGCGCGCCTTGCTGACCGTGAACGCGCCCGCCAATGGGCAGTATCCCGTCCCCGTCGTGGTGGACAGCATCATCAAGACCGCCTGGGATAACGACCAGATCCTGAGCCGGATCAACCGGACGTATATCCGCGGCAATCTGAAGGTTCCTTTCGAGCGCGAAGCCGATCCGGCCCAGATCCACAACGAGGGCGCGAACGCCGTGACCGAGGAAGACCTCACCCTGGGCATTGTGGAGCTGAAGCCCGTGATGATCAAGAAGCTGGTCCGGATCAGCGACGAGGTTGTCGCGATGGGCGGAGAGGATTTCATCCGGTATATCTATGACGAAATCACCTATCGCGTGATTCAGCTCCTGGCGGACAGCCTGGTCGGCGCGATTGCCACCGCCGGAACCACGCACACCGCGACCGCTATCGGAGTTCCCGAGGTGACCGGCGCTCCTTCCCTGACCATCATCCCGACCGCTGCGGCCAACCTGACCGGCGAAGCCCGGAACCCGGTCGTGATCATGAACCGCCTGACCTCTGCGGATTTCGTTGCGGCCCGCGCCGCCGGCAATTTTGCCATCGATCCGTATGACGGCCTTCCGGTTCTGTACAGCTCCGCCCTGAAGGCATACAGCGCCGCCAGTTCCGGCGACACATATGCCATCGTCGGCGATCTGCTGGCCGCCCAGGTGAACTATCCCGAAGGCGATGACGTCGCCATCAAATGGGACGATCTGACCGAAGCGCCGGCGGACATTGTGCGCGTGATCGGTCGCCAGTATGTCGGCTATGGCGTGACCCGCCCCGGTATGCTGTGCAACATCGCGAAGGCTTAATCAACCGGAGGGCGCACGATGAAAATCAGGTTGATTCGTGCGGCACGGATTCGGCATGAAGCCGGGGAGATCGTCGAGGTTTCCCCGGCGGAAGCCGGTTTCCTGTTCAGCACGGGCAGCGCGGAGGAAATCCGCACGGCAGCGCAGGCCATCGAGACGCCGGAGGAGTCGGCCCCGGCCATCGAGACACCGGAGCGCTGCCAGAGGATCGAATTTCCAGAGAACGCGGCCCCGGCCAGGGAAACCCGGAAGGCCGGAGGAACGCGCAAGGCCAGAAAATAAGGACAGGGGGAACCGAGACGGATGTTTGCAGAGGTGAAACGCAATCTCCCCATCAGCGGGAACGGATACGACGGCCAGATCATCGACCAGATCAACGCGGCGGCACTGGATCTGACCCGCACGGCGGAAATCATCCTGCCGGGCGTGATCGATATCAGCATGGACCCGGAAACCGGAGCCGTGACCGATAACAGCACCGTGACGGATGCGCTGATCATCTCCACGATTGCGTTATACTGCGAAATGCGGATCGGGAACCCGCCGAACTATGAGCGGCTGCTGGCCGCGTACGAAATGAACAAGGGCAATCTGCGGCTTTCCACAGATTATACGAACTATCCGGCGGATGAGGACGCCGCAGCGGATGACGCCGGCGCGGATCCGGCGGAAGCCGATCCCGCAGCGGAGACGCCAGCGGAGCCGGCGGACGGCGCGGAGGGGGCGGACAATGGAAATTAACGGAACCTGTTTTCTGATTTCCTACAATCCCGAAGCGCATGAGGCCGGAAGCGACCCGGAGGAGATCCGCCGGGGTCCGATCAAATGCACGGAAAAAAATGTTGGCCTGACGGAAAGCTATCTGGCCAAGGGTACGGGGCTGGTTCCTGAAATCAAGCTGCTGATTCCGATGGATAAGGACTATCAGGGGGAAACGGAGCTTGAATATCAGGGGCGGCGCTGGATCCTGACCAGACCGGCCAGCCGGGGCGAATGGAACGGGGTTATCCTGGCCATCAAACCGGTAGACATGAACGGCAGAAGCCCGGAAGCCACGGAAGCGGGGGGATAAACCATGCCGGAAATGTATCTGCAGATCGTGGAGGAAATGAAAGCATTGGGCATCCCCTTTGCGGAGAATGCCTGGACCACCCGCCCCAATACATCGGATTATGGCGTGATATCCAAGGACTTCGAGAATGAAGCCGACGACGGCGAGAACCGGAAGCAGGAGCGCAGCTGGAGCTGCAGCGTTGACCTGTTCAGCCGGGACAAGCGCGGAGACGGCATCCCGGAGCAGATCGAGGCAATATTGGACGAATACTGCGGGAGCAGCTGGGAAGCCAGCGGCCCCACATGGGAACATGAAACCCGCCTTTTTCATTTCGAATGGACCTTTGACGTGGACAGCGAGGAAGTGTAGAAAATGCCCGGAGGAATGACCACCAGCGGAACGGAGGAGCTTTCCGAAATGCTGGGGCAGCTGGGCGCACAGGCGGAAAGCATCGCAAGCGCGGCGCTGTATGAGGGCGCGGGCGTTGTGGCTGACGCCTATACGCAGGCCGTCCGGAGCATCCGGGCGGAACCCTTCCGGCGCGGAACAACGGAGCGGCCCCGATACGCCAGCCCGGAGGAAAAGGCCGCGCTGCAAAACGTGACCGGCATCTCCAGATTCCGCAGCGACGGCGGCGCAGAGATCAATACGATTATCGGCGCGGCCCGGGGATATGCAAACATTGGCGGAAAGCCGAAGGCCGTCCGGCTGATCGCGAACGCGATCAACAGCGGCACATCGTTCATGGTCAAGCAGCCCGTTTTCAGGAAGGCGGCGAGCAGCAGCCGGAAGGCCGCGCAGGCCGCAATGGAAAAGACGGCGGAAGAATTGATCAATCAAATCACCAAATAGCAGGAGGATAAAAATATGGCAGGAGTTGGAATGCTGCACGTTGTTGCCGCACCGGTTCAGAGCCACACTGATGGGAACCCCATCACCTATGGGACTGGCTTCCGGGTCGGCCCGGCGGTCGATGCGACCATCAATTTCAGTTATAACGACAACCCGGATTATGGCGACGACGTCGTCCAGGACAATGACAACGGAGTGAATGGCGTTTCCGGAACGTTTGAAAACAATTTCCTGTTGCCGGATGTCGCAGGGAAGCTGTACGGATGGGACACCGTCGGAACCGGGACCGATATCGAGTATGAGGTCGGCGACGGGGCCGCGCCGGAGCATGGTTTCGGATATGCCCGGAAAATGCTGAACAATGGAGCATTGAAGTATCGCGCCTTCTGGTTCCACAAGGTTCAGATCACGCCTGGCAGCTATGCCAACGCGCACACGAAGGAGCGCCAGACCAACTGGCAGCACGACGTAAGCAACCTGACCGGCATGGGCGCGTATATCGACGACAGCGGCAAGGCCAGGTATTTCCGGGTGAAGGAATTCGACAGCCTGACCGATGCGGCAGCATGGCTTGACGACAAGGCGAACATCTAACCATCAAAGGGCGGCAGACGGCAGCGTTTCCGCCCTTTATTTTCTAACAGAAGGACGGACGGAAAAAATGAAGAAGGAAGCGCAACCCGTATCGATTGAGCTGCGGGCCGGAGAGACGCAGGAGGTCGGCGAAATTACGCCGGAAATGCTCCGAAATATCCGCGTGGCCATCGGCGGAAAGGAGTTTCCGCTATGGTATGACATGGCGGCGCAGCTGGACGCGGAGGAGCAGCTGGGGCTGGACTTTACGGACATGCAGGATGTTCTGAACAAAAAGAAGGGCAACACGCGGACCGTGATCCGGATCCTGGCCATATTGGGAAACCGGGGGCTGATCCGGGAGGGACGCGAGCCGTTCCTGGATGAAAAATGGCTGACGGAGCATATCGTCCCGGCCAGTATGCGGGCGTACAAGATCGCGGCGCTGGCGGCGATCACCAGCGGGTGGTTCATGGAGACGGACAACGGCAGCGAGGAAGAGCGAGACATCGGGCTTGAGGAAATCAGAAAAAAAAACGGGAAAACCATCTGACATATCGAAAAATCATCGGGTACGGACTGACGGCGGGGCTGCAGTATACGGAAATGCAGACCATGAGGCCGGGGGAAGTCCTGGATTATTTTATATATCGGCAGCGGTATGATGATCAGCTGCACGGAATCCAAAGGGAGTGACGCGGGAAAATGGCCATTACGACCGAGATGAAGGTCACCGGGATCGGGCAATACCGGAGCGCAATCGCCCAGGCGCAGGCGTCCGTTAAAACGCTTGATCAGGAATTGAAGCGCAACGAAGCGCAGTTTAAGGCCACCGGGGACAAAGAGCAATACATGGCCGACAAGTCCCGGCTGCTCCAGATGCGGATGCAGACGCAGGCGACAGCGGCGAAACAGGCCGAGGCGGCGCTCAAGCAGCTAAGAGAACAGGGTGTAAACACCACAAGCACGGCATACCAGAAACTTCAGCAGCAGTTATCAGTCGCCCAGACGGGGATGCTGGAGACTCAGGTCGAGCTGCAGAACCTGACCCAGGGAGAGCAGGCAGCGGCCCAGGGCGCGGATCAGCTGACCACCAGCGTCAACGGGATCAGCAAAAAGGTCAGCCTGGACGCGGTGATCGGCGGAATCGACAAGATCACAAGCGGCATGGAGAAAGCCGCCAAAAAAGCCGTCGAGCTGGGCCGGGCGCTGTGGGAGGAGATCAGCAACAGCGGCAGCTGGGCCGACAACACAGCGACCACGGCGGCGCAGCTGGGCATGGGCATCGAGGATTATCAGCGATATCAAAAGGTTTTCGATCAGGCTGCGGACATCACGGTGGCCGACTGGCAGAAGGCCAAGCAGAAGGTCCAGAAAGCAATCAACGACCCAAGCCAGGAAACAACTGATATTCTGAATCTGCTGGGGATCCGAACCCATTCTCTGGTGGGCGGAAAGGGCGAAGTTGTCGAAGGCGCGGCCCGGAATTATGAGGAAGTGTTCTGGGAGATCGGCGAACGGCTGCGGCAGAAAGTCGCGTCCGGCGAGATGACCCAGGATCTGGCCGACACCTATGCCAACAGCCTTTTCGGAAAAGGATTTGCCAACCTCAATCCGATTTTCACGCTGGGCCAGGAAGGTTTCGCGGCGGAGCTGGAAAAACAGAACGTGGTCAGCGAGGACGCCATCAACAAGCTGGCGGAAATGAACGACGCCATTGTGAAGCTGCAAGGCGATTTCAAGAGCCTTGAAACGGAGGCCATTTCCGGGCTGGCTCCGGGGCTGACATCCGCAGCGGAAGCACTCGATGGGCTGCTGGGAAAATTGCTGGAGTATCTGCAGACTGACGAAGGCCAGCAGATGCTGGAACGGCTGGGGCAGGCGGTGTCCGGGCTGTTCGAGGATCTGGGGAAGATTGATCCGGGGCAAGTGGTAGAAGGTTTTGTCAGCGTCTTTGAAAGCATCATCAGCGGGTTCGAATGGCTGGTTACCAACAAAGGGACCATCGAGGGGATCCTTGTTGGCGTTGCGACGGCGTGGGGCGCGGCGAAACTGACCGGCGGGGCGCTTCAGGTGCTTCAGCTGATCAACGGGATCCGGGGGCTGACCGGGAGCGGCGCAGGCGCAGCCGCAGCGGCAGCAAGCGCCGGTAAACAGGCCGGGTCCGCATGGGCGACAGCTTTCACAAATGCGGTCGTTCAGGCATCCCCTATTGTCGCCCAGCAGCTGGGCATTGTTGCGCTGGCGGCTGCGCCGGCGGTGATCGCCCAGAAGCAGGACGAAAAGAAATGGATTGATCAGCTGCAAGAGCGCGAAGAAGCGGCAAAGAAAGCCTCCGGAGAGTATGCCGAGTTCATCCAGCGCGCGGCAGCAGCCCTGGGGCCGAAGCGAACAGAGGGCGGCGGATTCCAGAAGGATGCAACGGGCCTTTTCCTGAACATGAACCCGACGGACGACGCGGACAATCTGCTGATGGGGCTGCAGGACAGGCAGAACCAGCAGAAAGCGGAGCTGTACAACATCATCCGCGAATACGCGAAACCGACCGCCGGAAACGACACGTGGAACCTATTAAATGAATACTGGAAGAATCCGCAGCTTGACCCGGTAGTGGTCAATGAGCTGCTTCAGAACATTACGGATGCATTCGCAGCGGACTCGGAACACAAGGCCAAGGTTCCCATCGAGCCGGAGGTTCCGGAGGACGCAGCGGAGGCGATCGCCGAGCAGATCGGCCAGATCCGGATCCCGGTTTCGATGGTCTATACCGGCGGGGGCGGTCATTTTAACAACCTGACCGGGCAGACGGTGGCGATGCACGCAAACGGCCTGCCCTTTGTGCCGTTTGACGGCTACATTGCGGCGCTGCACCGGGGCGAGCGCGTCGTGCCGGCGCGGGAGGAAGCGGCCCATAATTTCAGCAGCAACCTATACGTTGAAAGTATGTACATGAACAACGGCATGGACGCGAACGGGCTGGCCGCGAGCATCGCGGCGGAAAACCAGCGCATCATGCGCGGACACGGGAGCTGATGACATGGCGCAGAGTTATTTTATCTGGAACGGGGTCGATTGCCGGGCAATGGGCGTCCGCCTGGCTGGGCCGGTCGCGGTGACATGGCCGGAAGAGCGGATCGGCCATATCAACATTCCAGGCCGGAGCGGCGATCTGACGGAGCTGGAAGGGACGGACATATTCAACAGCTATATTCAGACGGCGGAGATTAAATGCCGCGATTGGGCGCGGCTGGGGCTGATCAAAAAATGGCTGCGGGGTTCCGGCTATGTTACGTTCAGCGGGGAGCCGAACCGGAAACAGGCGGCGCGGATCATCGGCGCGGTGACGCTGAACAAGCACAGCCGAAATATGGATCTATGGGAGGGCAGCGTACAGTTTTATTGCCAGCCGTTTAAGGAATATTTACAGAGCAGAACCGACAATATTTCCCCAGGCGGCACAATCCTAAACCATGGAGACGTTACAGAAGAGCCGGACTGGTCATTCATTGCCACGGCAAGCACGGCAACCATCGTGAGCGCCAGCGGAACGTTCACATTGAACGGATTAACGCCGGGCCTGGCCTATCTGATCTGCAGCGATATTCAGATGGCGCTGACCGCCGACAAGCTGATTGATCTGACGCAGAACAGCTCCGGAGAGTTCCCGAAGCTGACGCCAGGGCAGAACACCGTGACGGGCAGCGGATGGGATCCCATCACCGTCTGGAGAAAGGAGCGTTTCTTCTGATGATCTGCGTTTTTCCACCGCTGGCGACGGATTACACCGGAAACGGCGCGGCGGTGCTGTGCCCGACACAATGCAAGATTCACACCATCGCCGGCGGCGCGTACACGTTTTCCATGACGCATCCGCTGGATCCGTGGGGCAAATGGAGGCATCTTCAGCGGGAGGCCGTCGTGCGGCTTCCGGTTCCGAAAGAGGTCATTGATAACGCCTTCAGCGGATACGATGCCGACGTTTATAAAACGAACAGGCAGGCGGATCTGCGCGAATCGCCGGAGGAGCCGACGACTATCAATTATCAGGCATGGAATCCGAACAATGATTATCAGGTCGGAAACAAGGTAACATATTATAACAGGAATTATCGATGCACTTATTTTGACATGGCCAGCGGCGCGAGATATGTGCCGCCGAACAACAGCCAGTGGTGGAAGCAGATCCCGCGAGAAACATCCGGAGCGGCAGTGCTGGCTTCCCTCCCCGCTGGGACTTCCCTTTATTTCCAGGAAGACGTGGATGCCACCTGGTTCAAAATGGCGACCTATTACGGACTGAGCGGGTATATTAAAAAGACCGATGTTACATTTTTTGAACATCTGACCCCGAGCCAGATCGAAGCCCGGACGATCACGGAGCAGCTGTTCCGAATCAAAAACGTAACGACCAACAAAAAAGAAAACACGGTCAGCGTTTCCGGGGTTCACGTTTCGAACGACATGAACGGGATCATCGTCCAGGACGTCGGGATCAGCCAGGCCACGCCGGCGATGGCTATCGGGAAAATTACCGAGGGGTTCCTGATGAGCTGGCGCGGGACCATCGGGACGAATCTCACCGGAGAAGACGGGAGCCGATACACAGGAAGCTTCCGGGGGAAAAACGGGATTTACTGCCTGCTGGATCCGGACAGCGGCATCGTTCCGACATTCGGGGCGCGGTTCACGCGGGACAACTGGGATCTGTTCATCCTGGCACAGAACCAGACAACGAGCGGTTACCGGATCGCCTACGGCAGCAACGCGGACGGGATCGACTGGACGGAGAAAACGGACGGCCTGATCACGCGAATCATGCCGGTTGCAAAGGATGAAAAAGGCAATCCGTTTTATCTGCCGGAGATCTACGTGGACGCGCCGAACATCAGTAGCTTCCCGGTTGTCTATATGGAAATGCTCCAGGTGGCCGGCCAGATCGGCAAGGCCAAGGCAGAGGACGAGACGGACACATGGGACGCGACCACGCTGGCTGATGAGATGCGCCGGAAGGCCGGAGAGCGGTTCACGGTGGACAAGGTCAACGAGCCGCTGACGGAGGTGGCGGTTCAGTTCGAACCGCTGGAGAATACGGCGGAATATGCCTGGCTAAAGATGCTGCGGGGGATCCTGCTGTATGACCTGGTCGAGGTGATCGACACGATGGCGGAAAAATCCGCCGTGCTTCAGGTGACCGAGCTTGAATGGGACTGCATCCGGAAAAAGGTCGTTGGCGTGAAGCTGTCGAACTCGCTGCACGCGATCCAGCGGACCGTAACCGGGTACAGCGTGACCAATGCCAGCATCGGTGCGGAAAAGTTAAAGGACGGAGTCGTCGAGGGAATTGTCCAGCAAGCCGTTGATATCATGCCGCAATATTCAGATCCGGGAGCGCGGACGACTGTTATTGACAACCTGACAAGCACCAGCGCGACGGATGCGCTTTCCGCGAACATGGGAAGAGTGTTGAACAGCAATTTAACAAATAAAACTTCTGTGCAGTCATCTGTTTCGCTTAATGACTGTTCGACATTGGAAGCGGTTTTCAGTGCCTTGCTATCCACAGAAAACATGATTGGTAATGGTGGCATTGGAAACAATGAAAATACAAATCTGCGAACTTTGCTTGGAAATCCAGGTCAAGGTGCATATATCGAATGTATTGTAAGAATAATCTCCCAAAATAATAATAATTATATCGCACTATGTACATCGACAAACGTTATAACCGATGGTGGTATAAAGTTTAAATACATTAAAAAATGTTCAAATTATTATAGCCAAACTGAATGGGTATAGCATTTGATCGATAAACAAATTGTAATATATTTGGCAATACGTGCCGTAAGAGCTATTGACTAAAGCAAAAGACACACCGTTTCAATTGCTATTTAGCAAAGAAAGGAGAAAACGATGGCATTATATCAAAGGGATATAATTAAAATGGACATGAACCGTGGCGGGTTTCATCGGTCATTTCTCAATCACGCCATCGGTAAAAATGACAACATCGCCAACCGGTTCGGTGTTGAGCTTTACCGGGAAGACGAGCCGGTTGACCTGAACGAGGCGACGTGCGAGGGCTTTTTCCTGTCGCCAGCCGGGGAACATATCGTAATTATGGGCCAGGCATCCGGGAACATTGCCTTCGTAGATCTTCCACAGGCTTGCTATAACCATGAAGGCCAGTTTACGCTGGCCATCAAGGTCATCGGCGGCGGGGTCACGGGAACTGTCCGGATGATCGATGGGATCATTGAGAATACTTTTGTTGATGGAGCTGTTGCGCCGGTCGCCAGCGTTCCGACATATCAGGAGGTTCTGGCCGTATATGATCAGATGCTGGAAGCAAAGCGCGGGGCCGTGCGCTGGGACATTCCGCAGACGCTGAGCATATCGGAAAAGGCCCAAGCGCGGGACAATATCGGAATGGTTCTGGTCGAATTCGTCCAGATTGAAGGCGACGATTATGCCGCCAATTTTTCGACGGAATGTAGCTGGGTTCCGCTGGGCGCGGATAATTACGGCCTGGTCATTCATGCAGACTGATTAAAGAATGGAGGATTTAAAAAATGCCGAACTATGTAACACAAATGAGCAAGGATTCCGGCGGAGCATATCTGGTTAAAGACACAGGAGCGCGGGGGCAGATCAGCGATGAAGTCACGGCCCGCGAGTCCGCAATCGCTGCTGAAACCGCAGCCCGCGAGTCCGCAATCGCTGATGAAACCGCAGCCCGCGAGTCCGCAATCGCTGATGAAACCGCAGCCCGCGAGTCCGCGATTGCCGCCGAAGCTGCAGCCCGCGAGTCCGCGATTGCCGCCGAAGCTGCAGCCCGCGAGTCCGCAATCGCTGCAGAAGCATCAACCAGAGAAGCGGAGATCAGTATTTTAAGTGCTGATATTGATCAAATAAACAATGACATCGGAATTCTTTTCCCAATAGTAAATGCAACAAGAGGAACATATGTCACGAACACCGGATCAATAGCTGAAAACAATGGATATAAGCGTTCCTCACCGATTGCCGTAAAAGCGTATGATGAATTGCATTTTGATAATGCTCATGCAACATCTGGAGCGGTCGGAGTGATTGCGGAATGCGATTCTTCCGGAAACGTTGTAAAGGTTCTTGTTGTTTCGGACTCTTCGGCGAACAACAGCTACAGGTGTAACATAAAAAAAGACTGCTATGTTATGCTGTCATATAATCAAGGATGGGAACCGACATTTACCGTATACAGTAAAATATCAAATGCACAACTATATGATACCGCATCAGAGGGGAAAACTATTGCAGATAATATAATGCGTATGTTTCGCGATTCTTCTTATTATCCTATCGCTATTCCGATGACATCGCAAAAAAACAGTATTGCTGATAGCTTGTTTCCTATAGCAATTATCAACAAAATCGGTGCAATAACAAAAATCATATCACATTCAAGATCGTTATATCCATTTTATAGTATTGGGAATATAACGCATGTTAGTCTTAAATGGCTTTTCACAAATAACACACTTATCCTTAACGGAACAAAAAGCGGACAGAGTGATACAAAGATAAGTATAACTCCGCTCACACTTCCGGCTGGAACATATACATTTTCTGTTAACAAGAAATCTGGAACATTAAGTGCAGGAGAATTCTATATCGGTTTATACTCTGACAGCACTGAATTGGCTTCGCTAAGGATCAATAATACAAACGGAAAAATAGCAGGGTCTTTTACCATCGAATCATCAACGACGATAGACAAATTGCAGTTTGCTGATTGGTATAACCAAACTTTTACAAACATTTGCCTTGAAATAATGCTTGAAGCAGGCAATACTGCAACAGAATATGTTGATTATGTTATTCAAATGTATGATGAGCCGAATGAAGGAGACATTATTTATATTGGCTCTGGTGGAACGGTTGAATTAACTTCATCGACAGATTCATACGATTTTGAGCTGTTAGGATATCAAATTGAAACAAGCCCGGAAGATTTGCCTACGCTTGAGATAACAGTAGGATCATCTGGCAAGAATTACACATCGTTAGTTGAAGCATTAAAATCAATTCCTGAAGGAAGAAAAGCAATAGTATACATTTATCCCGGAACGTATACGATAAGCAATGAATGGACTGCTGATGAATTATCTAATGCCAATTATCCAAATGGTTTCTATGGAACAGTTGTTCCGAAAAACTGTAGCATCGTTGGCGTAGGAGATAGAAACAACATTATCATTTATGGAGAATCAAACGATACATATACTTGGCAGGATTGTTGGAGGCATATTTCTGTTCTGAATATGTTGGGAAACAATACTATTCAGAATGTAACAGTAAAAGGGAAAAGCCTGCGATACACAATTCATGATGATTTTGCTTCAGAAGCATATACTGAGCAGAATTATATAGGATGCGTAGTCGAATACTATGGGACAAATGATACAAGCGCAATCGGATGCGGATCGCATAATGGGGAAACATTAAATATTGTTGATTGCGATATCAGACCTCAGGTTGGTTGGCATGGACATAACCCGGCAGTGGAATCGTCCACAATCAATATTAAAGATTCTGTAATTCGTGGGCGTCTTGTTTTAGAAGACTATGCCGGTGGTGTTTCGATGCCTGTTAACATTATCAACACAAAGATGAATTATTTGAACTATTCGAAGGCAAGCGCATTAGCATCACAATACATGATTATCAATATTAAAGGCTTCAGTTTCCCAATTGTGACCGATGTCGAAAATGTCAAATATGACATTGATGGAATTGAATACGCAATGGCATATGCCAATATAAGTAAAGGACAACCAGTGAAAATTGGCACAAATATGAATTCAATCGCACCGATGTCATCATCCGACAGCTTAGATAAATTTATAGGGTTCGCTATGGAAAACATACCATACTCGCAGTACAACCAAACGGATTACGTTTACGGTGCGTATATCAAAAGTGGGTATGTTTCTTCACTTGTTCTTGGTCTTGCTGGTTTATCAGTTGGAGATAAGATCGGAATAGAAAATGGAGTGGCAACGGTTGTCACTGAAAACGCTGTAGGTGTAGTTGATTATGTGGTGAACGATATCGCATATATCAGATTACTATAAGTAACACTTTAGATCATTTCATAAAAAAGGAAGTGATATAAACGTATAGCTCCAATTATGTCAAAACCGAAATAGAGGAGCGGAAGGGGGCCGGGCTTCCGCTCCAGTCCATTGCCTGGGACGTGGCCAAAATGTGCATCGGCTGGCCTTATGTCTTCGGCGCGCGTGGCGAATACTGCGACCCGAGCAACCGGAGAGCCAGGGCGCGGGATGATCATCCGACCATCCGGAGCAGCTGCCGGAACTTTGACGGCAACGACAACATTCCCGGAAAATGTGTCGGGTGCAAATGGTTCCTCGCCGGAGCGGACGCGGATCAGGCGCAGCACGAAGGGCGCGTCCGATTTTTCGACTGCCGGGGGTTCACTTACTGGATTTTACTCCAGGTCTACGGATGGAAACTCATCGGCGCTGGCGCGACCAGCCAGTGGAACACGGAGAGCAATTGGAGCCGGAAAGGAACTGTTGAAGACGGGATCCCGGATGGCGTGCTGGTTTGTCTTTTCATCAAAAAAGGTAATACAATGATGCATACCGGGTTCGGGCTGAACGGGGAAACAATCGAATGCTCCGTCGGGGTTCAGTATTCGAAAAGGACGAATACAAAATGGAGCCATTGGGCCGTTCCTGCCTGCGTCTCCGGAGCTGATCCGGAACCCGGCCCGGATCCGGAGCCATGGAAACCGACACTCCGCCAGGGCGACAGCGGGCCGTATGTTGTCGAGATGCAGGAGGCGCTGATCGCGCGCGGGTACATCATCGGCAGCACCGGCGCGGATGGGAAATTCGGAAAAAACACGAAATCCGGATTGATTGCATTCCAGGCGCAGAACGGGCTGACCGCTGACGGGATCTGCGGGCCGGAGACGTGGGCCGCGCTGGCGGAGCCGGTTTCAAAGATCCTCTATACAGTTCACGTCCCCCATCTGATGCAGGCCCAGGCGGACGCGATGGCGAAAGCATACGCGGACGCCTGGATGACGGAGGAAAACGAAAAGTGAAGGCGCGAACAATCAAAAAACGGTTCACCGATATTGCAGAGAATTTGCAAAAACAAAAGCAATGAAAGGGGCTTTTCGTTCCAAACTGGAGCTTCAGGAATGGGTCAGAAAAATAAGCAATGATCATTTTATGTTCTACGGTTTATTGCGTCCGAAACGGAAAGGGGTAAAACATTGAAAAGATTTACAGAATTCTTTGCGGCGCTGGGCGGCGCTGTCGTTTCGTTTTTCTGCGAGCTGCCGCCCATTATCTGGGTATTGCTGGCGGTGATGACAATCGACTATATCACCGGGATTCTCTGCGGGCTGATGGGCAAAAGCCCGAAAACCGAGAACGGCGGGCTGTCATCCAGCGCGGCCTTTGTGGGACTGCTGAAAAAGGCGCTGATTATTCTGGTTGTGCTGCTGGCGGCGCTGCTGGATCGGGCGGTCACGATGGGGACCGGCATCGAGTTTGCCGCCGTGGCCGGGGCGACCTGTCTATGGTTCATCGCGAGCGAGGGATTTTCCATCCTGGAAAACGCGGCCAGCATGGGCGTACCGATTCCGGGCATTCTGAAAAATGCGCTCGAAATCATGAGACGCAAGGGCGAACCGGACGAACCGGCGCACGGTGGGCAGCTGCCCGGCGGATCAGCCAGGACAGAAACGCAGCTGGAGCCGCAGCCTATCGTTCCATATTATCCGGATCCTGATCCGCAGCCGGATCAGCAGCCGACGGAGCCGGGCGAGGATTAACGGTTGACGAATCTGGTGTAATTTGCCCGGGGCAATATATGGCACACGTTCCGTGGAGGTTCATCTCCACCAAACGTATGCCATGCCAGACGGACGTCGAAGGAATCCGGCGAAACGATGACGCGGTATACTGCCGCCTGGACGGTTGTTTTCAGCTGTTCGGGCGGTCCTTTTTTTATGGCATCGACGGCAGCGGCGACGGCGGAAATGGTTTTCTCCGCATCATAACGGGCGACGGGGCGCGCCAGGCTGTCCAGCTGTGCCGCCAGGGCGGCGCTCTGCTCATCGATGGCCGTCAGCTCATCCATCAGGGACGCGGGCGCAGAGGCCCCATTTTTGGCGATAAACGCGGTGATCTGTGCGGCCTTCTTCCGGTTGTCCGCGATCTGCTTCTCGATCTCTTCCCGGCGCGGGGCCTTGTCCTGTTCGGCCTGGTCGGAGAATCCGTTGGCAATTTCGCACGACTGGCGCAATTCCTCCAGATGTTCCGAGAACCAGATCAGGGCGTCAAAGGTCGCCTTCTCTGCGGCTTCCACGCGGGCCGGTTTGACGCATTTGTTTTTGCAAGTGTAATAACGCTCCGATTCCCGGGCGCGGGTTTTGCCGCCGTGGTTCAGGAACATCCGGCCACCGCACACGGAGCAATAAACCAGACCCGTCAAGGGATAATTCGATTTTGCTTTATACATGGCCATCGCCTTTCCGTTTTCCGTTCTGATCTGCAGAACCCTTTCCCATTCCTCCGGAGAGAGGAGCGCCGGCACGCCGCCGGGGATGGAGATCACCTCCGGCGCGGTGATGCGGTGGCGCGGATCCGCGCCGAGCTTCCGGACATACGTTCCCGAATAGACGGGATTTTGCATCATGAAGGACAAATCCGGCTTCCGGAAGGGGCGCTTCCGGCCCGTGAGGGGGAATATCTCCGGACCGTTCAGATAATCCATGATGACCTTATAGCCGGCCCGGGCGAGATACAGATCGAACACACGGCGCGCCACCGGGGCGAGGATCGGATCCAGCTGATAATGTTTATCCGCGTCCACACGGTAACCGAGCGGGATATGACCGCCCAGATACCGGCAATCATGGGCCAGATGTTTGTGCGCCATGACCACGCGGTCGGAGTCCTGTTCCCGCTCCAGCTGCGCGAACGACGCCAGGAGATTCAGCATCATCCGCCCGGAGGGTGTCGAGGTGTCGATTTTTTCCGTCACGGAGACCATGCTGATATGATTCGGCTGCAGAATGTCCTCGATGATGGCCAGGGTATCCCGCAGCGAGCGGGACAGCCGGTCCAGTTTCCAGACCACGACGGCGGAAACGCCGCCGGCGCGGCAGCGATCCAGCAGGCGGCGCATTGCCGGGCGGTTGGTATCCTTGCCGGAGAAGCCCGGATCCTCATAGATCTCAATCGTCGTTTCGTTCATGGCCGCGTATCCGTTCAGAATGTCGCGCTGGGCGCTGATGCTGACGCCGTGCTGGGCCTGTTCCTCCGAGGATACGCGGGCATATCCAATTAAAACATCATTCATCATTCACTCACATTATAAATAATTTATTCTGCCAACCTTGCAGCGCCGTCTTTTCGAAAAACCGGTTGCGAGAGGATGCTTTCGGCCTGGGCGATCAGGAAGTCCTGACCGGCATCGTTCAGCTGTTCGAAAATTCCGAACAGCTGCCGAGCTTTCGGTGACAGGCTGTTGTAATCGTCCCCCATTTCCTGAAATATTTCCAAACCAACAGCATCACCAATAATTTCATCGACAGAGCAACGTAACGCAGCGGCTATTTTTTGTATTGTGTCTGTATTTGGTTTTCGTGTCTGATCGTTGACCAGGGCGCTGATAGTTGGCTGCGATGCGCCCGAGATCTTTGCAAGGCGGTATTGCGATATTCCCCGGTTGTCCATGATCTGCTTCAGCCGTTCCCCTATCGTTTCCATCTCATCACCTCAAAATTGATATATCAATCGTCCGATAAATAAATAATTCTGCGGACATATAAAAATGCCTATTGACAATCCTATAGAAATGCGAATATACTGTATATCGGATTGCGGATATACTGCATAGGAGGACGGATATATGAAGCTGAAGGATCTGAAGAAAGGCGATTTTTTCACGCTGACGGAGATCGCAGAGCCGCGAGAGGCACAGGTCTACATCCGCGAGGATTACGACCGGAGCGAGGGCAAATATTGGGCGCAGAAGTTTTCCGACATTTCCGCCGGGCGCTACCTTTCCGGCGACCGGGAAGTTTTCACAGATTTTGTATTTTGATTTGGAGGTGGACGGATGCCGAAATTGCTTTTGAGGACATACCGGGAAAAGCGGAAGCTGTCCCAGGGGCAGCTCGCCACGGTTTGCAAGATTCCGCAGGCGATCATCAGCCAGATCGAAACGGAATATATCAAAAATCCGGGCGTTTTCACGGTGGCCAAACTGGCGCGAGGGCTGAAATGCACGGTCGATGATCTGATCGACGAAACGGACGAAAGGACGGAAACCAATGAACCAACCAACGCAGGGAGAGTACCGGAGCCGCATCTTTGATGACCGGCCCGAATATGCGGATTATGATTCTCCGGATAAATTCGCGGCCATTCAGACGATCATCATGCAGCGGCTGCGGGAACACCCGAAAGCGATTTGCAGCTATTCCGGCGGCGCGGACAGCGACATCCTGATCCACATGATAGAGCAGGCGCGAGCAATGTTGCCGACGTTGCCTCCGGTAAAATACGTTTTTTTCAACACCGGTTTAGAAATGGACGCGACAAAACGGCACGTGAAAGAGACGGCGAAATTTTACGACGTGCAAATCGAAGAGGTGCGGCCGGAGGTTTCCATCGTTCAGGCGTCCCGGATCTATGGACAGCCGTTTGTCTCCAAAATCATGAGTGCCGGGCTTGAAGAATGGCAGAAAAAATGTATTCCGTTGTCGATCGCCGATGAATACGCACAGGCAGAAGACAAGGCTGCAAAACGCGAAGAGCTGCGGAAAAGATTTCCGAAATGTGAACACGTGATCAATTTCCTATGTTGCTGCAACGCGGCCGGAGAACCGCGCCCGAACATTCAACTGGTGATCAATTCCAGCAGGTGGATGTTGGATTTTATCCGGGAAAACCCGCCGACGTTCCAGATCAGCGCAAGATGCTGCGATTTTTGCAAAAAGGCACCGGCTCACCGGGTGCAAAAGGATTTCGAGATGATCATCACCGGCGAGCGACGGGACGAGGGCGGTATGCGATCCGTGCCCCGGAAGGATAACACGACGCTATGCTTCACCGAAACCGCCAGCGGTCAATATCGGTTGCGCCCGCTCTACTATGTATCAGACAAGGACAAAGAATGGTACAAGAGAACATGGGGAATCCGATATTCAGACGCTTACGAGATATACGGAATGAAGCGCACCGGCTGCTGCGGATGCCCCATCAGCTACCGGGCAACAGATGACCTGGATTTAATCCGACCATATGAGCCGAACGTGGTAAAAGCGGCCTGGGCCATATTTGGCGACAGTTACCGATATAGAGAGGAATACAAGAAATATAAGAAAGCTCGACAGGAAGCGGAAAGGACGGAGAAAAAATGTATCGGGAGCTTATTCACAGTTTAACATTCATTTACAGCCTGTGCGCCCGGGGGAAGGGTTCCCTTCCGGACGGCGATCTGCGCGAGCTGGCGAACGGCGCGCACAAGATGACCGAATGCACACCGATTGTCGAGCGCGGCAACGGGAAGAAAGAGACGGCGAACGATCTGGAATATCTGAAGGAAGCGAGCATGATCGATCAGCAGATCGAGGAGCTGGTCGTTTATCTGAACACGCTGGAGATCATTTAACGATGAGCAAATTTTTCGACATCGAACGGGAGGGACCGGGACAGATGAAAGCGCGGATCAGCGGATACGCCATTCATGACGGGGACGAGTATTTTGTCGGCAATCAGTACATTTCCCCAGGGAAAACCGAAGCCGTATGGGACGAGGACGTGACCCGGGCGAAGGTTTACGAATATCCGACGGACGCGGACAAAATGGCGGAATCGGTCGGCGGGGACGTTGTCCCTGTTTCATTCACGATTGACATTTAACCAGAGGAAGGACGGGCGGAGCAGATGGCGAGCAATGAACGGTTCCTTGCCAATTTCGAAGAGGGCGAGATCGAAACGCTGAGCATGGAGCAGCTGATGGAGAGGAAATACAAAATCCCGCTTTCCGTCCGGGTCAGCCGGGAAACGGGAGAAATTACGGAGGTCACCTATACGGAGGACGGCACCTGGGACGAATATCTGAGAATGACGAAATGGGTTCTCCAGGCGCACGGGCTGAATGAATACGCGGCAATGATCCCGCTGGTCTGATCGCCGGCGGGCGGCATGGCCGCAGGTTAGCCGCGCGGGCCACCCTTCCCCGCGCCCGGTTCGAGTCCGGGGGCCATGGCTACAGATGACGGGCAAATTTCCACCGGATGGAAATTTGACGGATGCAAAATAAATTGTCAAATGTCAAAATTTTTTTGAGAGGAGCGACGTTAGGGTGAACGAGGAAAATGGCATCATACGGACCATCGAGGAGATCACGGCCAGCGCACGGCTCAACATGGCGGACATGGTGAATCGGGCGATTGCGCTGGGGCAGGATCTGATCGACGCAAAGGAGCTGCTGGGCCACGGAAAATTTTTGCCCTGGCTGAATCAGTTCGGCATCAGCAGCAGCACGGCCAGCAATTACATGCGCGTTGCGCGGGAGATCACGCCGGGAAGCCGGCTGGCTTCCCTTCCCTATTCAAAGGCGCTGGCGCTGCTGGCGGCTCCGCCGGAGGAGCGGGAACAGCTGGCCGAAGAAGCGGAGGACAAGAGCGCAGCGGAGATCCGGCGGCTGATCGCCGAGCGGGACAAGGCAGCGGAAGCGGCCAACGCGGAGACGCACAGGGCGGATCAGGCGGAAGCGGAAACGCAGCGACTGACCGAAGAGCTGAAAAACGCCGAGAACCGGGTCGGGCAGCTGAAAATGCAGATTACAAACACGCTCAAAGCCGCCGACCAAAACGTCAATCTGTACGCAAAAAAGGCGCAGGAGCTCCGGGAGGAGAACCAGAAGCTACGCGCCGACATCCTGACGGCGGAAAACAACCGCGTCGAGGTTGAGGTTTTGCCGAAGGACTACCAGGCGCGGGAGGACGCGCTGCTCCAGGCCGCAGCGGAAGCGGAGGAACGGGCCGCAGCCGCCGAGGCCCAGGTCGAACAGATGAAGGCGGAGCGCGGCAATGAGGGCGGCGCATATGAAAAGCTGCATTACAGTCTGCATACGTTCATGCTGAATTGCGAGGTTTTCGCGATCAATCCCGGGCAGCTGATGGCCGACCGGGAGAAGGTCCGGTCGGATCTGGACTATCTGCAGAGCTGGATCATGGCAGTGACCGAGGGCCTGGACGGGGCCATTCATGCGGAAGGCACGGTGAGCGCATGATGAACGAGGAAGAAATCCGCGAGATGGCCCGGAGCAATTACGCCGCCCAGATGGAGACGCTGGGATACGGTCCGGACGGACTGCCGGCGGCACGGGATCCGCAGCCGGGGGCGCTGGCGCCGTATATCGAGAACTTCGGAAAATATCTGGTCCAGATGGCCCAGATGGTCCAGGAGCTGAAGCGCCAGGTGGAGCAGCTGAAGGCGGAGCGGGTCCACGCGATCACCATCAGCCACGCGGACGTGAAGGCGATCAACTTCCGGATCCGGGAGAGGGCGGACGCGGTGGCGGAAAAATACGGCATTACGGACGCGCCGGGGATCCGGAAAATCCGGGCCGACATTCGAAAAAACCTATTGACCGCATACGGGATCCGGGATTTTCACGACATGCCCGTCAACGCGCTGGCGGGCGCATGGGGCCGGATTGATCATTATGCCAATATCCGGCTGATCATGGCCATCAAAACCCGGAACGACTCCGGTTGATTCGATGCTGGGAGGACGGACAATGCGGACAGTGCAAATGGAGACGGTTCGGATGGTACGCGGGGCATATTTACTGCGTGAAATTCGGAATCATTATCCGGCAGCTGATGGCGAAAGGGGGCGGAGCGGTTGGCCATGATCCCGGAGGAGCTATACCAAACAGTGGAACGGAAACGCCGGGAGCGGCGCACCGCGATCAAACGGGCGCGGGAACAGGTCGCCCGGGCGAGAGCGAAAGCCGGCAGCACGCCGGGCGGGATCATGGTCGGGGACGGACGCCGGACGGGTGGTGGATCCAGCCGGACGGAGAAAGCGGCGCTGGCAGTAGTGGCAGCGGAGAAGAAGCTTGAAAAAGCGATGAAATGGGAAGCGGTTTTCAAGGAACTTGACGAGATCTTCCCATACGAAACGGAAGAGGGATACATTGCCGGGAGATTATACGATCAGGGCGCAAGCCAGGCGGATATCAGCCGCGAGCGCGGAACGGATCGCCAGACGATCCGACGACGGAAAGACATCTATATATTCCGGCTCATTCTGCTGGCGACCGCTGCGGGCCTGATCAGCCCGGGAGATATCCGGCACAGTGAGGGGCGGTAAATCGTGCCAAACAGGATATTGAAACAGAGTATTTGCGACAGCGAAACGATTGATTCGCTGAGTTGGTTCGAGGAGGTTCTATTTTATCGGCTGATTGTCAATTGTGACGATTTCGGAAGATACGACGCGCGGCCGAAGATTTTGAAAGGCCGTCTATTTCCCCTGAAAGACGGGGTTCGGGCAGAGCAGATTGAGAAGGCTCTAAATACGCTCGCCTCTGCGGAACTGGTGGACCTGTACACGGTACATGGGAAGCCCTTCCTTCAGATGCGGACGTGGGCAGCCCATCAGCAAGCCAGATCCTCAACCCCTAAATTTCCGGGAATGGACGAAGCAGATCAGCCGCAGGACGATCATCCGATATCAGATGATATCAATTGCAATCAGATGATATCAGATGATATCAATTACTATCAGATGATATCAGATGATATCAGATGCAATCAAATGATATCAGATGTTCCCGTAAACGAGAACGATAACGAAAACGATAAACGAGAACGAGAAACGGGAGCGCGCGCGCGCGAGGAGGACTCCGGGCCGTCAGAGACGGATCGGCTGTTCGATGCATTTTGGTCGGCATATCCGAAAAAGGCCGACAAAAAAGCGGCGCGGCGGGCCTGGGGGAAGATCCGGAACCTGATGAAAATCTATCCGGGGATCATGGCTGCGCTGGAGCGCCAGAAGGAAAGCCCGGGATGGACGAAGGACGGGGGCCAGTTTATCCCCAACCCGTCCACATGGATCAACGGGGAGCGATGGATGGACGAAGCACCGAAGCCGGCAGCGGGAGCTGCGGCGGGCGGTGCTGCGACCGCATACCATCAGCGGGATTATAGCGGCGAGCAGGCGGAAGCCATGCGCCGGTTCATCCAGCAGAACGGAGGGCTGACACAGTGAGCGACGGGAAACGCAACGAGGGATTTGTCGAGCGGATATGCCCGATGTGCGGGAAAAAATTTTTTCCGCCGAGCCTGCAGCAGTGGACGTATAAAATCAATTGGGTCTGCTATTGCTCATGGGGCTGTCTGCAGAAAAAACGAGCGCCCCAGGAAGCCAGGCACAGGGCGGCGATCCGGAAGGCCATCGAGGAGGCCGCAGCGAAGAAACCGAGGGGCAAGCGCGATGAAGCGGAGGTGGAAACGTGAGTCTCTGCCGAGGATGCAGGAAGAAGATCCAGTGGGTTCTGACGGACGTGCCGGACTTCATCGCACCGCTGGAGATCGAGCCGGTCTGGGTTCTGATCGACGAGGACAACGGCGAGGAAGAATTTATCATGCGGACCGGGGAAACCATTCACGGGCGGGAGGTCGGCGACGCCTTCGACGATGAGGAACAGGCGGGAAATATCGTCGAGGCATACCGGAAGCACACTTGCCCGGAGAGCGAAGCCAGGAAGCAGCGCCGGCGCTGGCATCGGTGAACTTTTGCGTCATTTCCGGCGGGCGGGTTCCCCCGACTGCAAGCGATAGGGACACGCGGCGCGCCGGATCTGCGGGTCGGGTGGTGGGAATTTCATATGGCAAATAAAAAACAGCCGGAGTTATTTTCCGGCTGATGAGCAGGCATTCATATCGGAGCGGATGAGGCGCTTGATATATTGCACCATTCCTTCAGGGCGGGAGGCCAGCCATTCGAGAAGAGCCATATCGTCAGAATTGTTTCGGTTGAAGGTGACCTTTTTCTCGATCCGGTTCTCTCGCTGGTACTGCCTGACATAAGCGGCTTGATCGAATTTGGTGGACATATCAGCCCTCCATAACCGCAGCGGGAACTCCGGACAGGTCACCGTTCCAGTAGGATTCCCACAGATCGTTGACTGCATCGCAGTCATGGGCGATGTTCCGGTCATCAATGATCGCATTCAGCGCGGCAGCGATCTCTTCCCAATTGGTGGGGCATTCAGAACCGAAGCTATCAACGGTGATGTAATTGGTGTTCATTGTCAAATCTCCTTTCATCTGGCCGATTCATCGGCTCGATGATATTATACCGCATTGTGGACACAATGTCAACAGAAATATAATAAAGTTGGTGATCAAACTATGATCGTTATCAGGAAATACATTAAGCGCGAGGCGTACTATCTGACGAACGTCGAACGGAAAAAGGCGAAGAACTGGTCAAGCGTGGCATTCCCGCAGACCCTGATTGACCCGACCGGCCCGAAGCGCGGCCAGAAGGAGGCCGACATGAAGGGCATCCTGCCGACGGCTTCATTTATGCCGGACATCCGGAAGGCGCTGCAGTTCGAAACGCTGGAGAGAGCGGAGCAGTGCATGAGGGAAAACGCGGAGGTGCTGCGGGACTGCTCGATCATTATGGGATGAGGAGGACTTGAGACAATGCAAGAATGGATACCATGCTCTGAACGGCTTCCATCTGAACCAGGTAGATATTTGGTAACATATAATTATCATGTATATAATGTCAACAAGAACGAGCATCATATTGTTACTGGTGTGGATATCAAATGGTTTGAATGCGATGATTGGGGCGATGAAACCGTTATCGCATGGATGCCATTGCCTGCCGCATATAAAAGCATAGATACGGGAGAGAATACGAAGCCGGAATGAGAGACGAAACGATTTTGCAGGCATTCAGTCCGGAATGATGCGCGGAAGGTGTCCGCCGGATCCGCGCGAGCGGATGAAGGGTTTGCCCGGCGGATGGCCGGTTCGATCCCGGCCACGCGCCCAAGCTGCGCGGCGAGGGAGGCCGAATGTTCTCTCTCAATCAATATTTTATAACAGAAAGGAAGTGAAACCCTCTTCCCGTTGCTCGACTGCGGATGTGCCAGGGCCGAACAAGCCGCGCAGCTTTCCCGGATGAAGGCCGGACAAGGATCCGCCATCCGGGAAAAAGGAGGATTATATGAAAACATTCGAATTTTACGGAGTAAAGAAAAAGAATTTATACTTGCGGCAATACATTAAAAGGCGGGGCAGCTGGGTTGCTTCTCCGGATGTCGCATGGATGACAAAAGATAAAGAAATGGCTTTATTTTTTGCCGGGAAAACAAACGGGAAGGCCATCAGATTCACAATAACAGAAGAACCCGTCACGGAGGGAACAGAAAATGAAATGTGATAGATGCCCATATCAGCCAGTGCAAAGCGAAGCCGGGGATTATCCTGATTGCTTTGCATCGGAAGAAGATCAGAGAGAGTTCAAGGACGGGAGTTGCGGATGCAAATTCACGCGGAAGCAGCTGGACCGGATGCAGGAGGAATATTCGGAATATCTGGGCGACATGGGTACCGACATGGGCGTTGAGGATGATTTTAGAAATAAAGGTTGGAGCCTGCAGAAAGCGCTGAAGTTAATGATGCACATGATTGGCATGTGGCCGGAGGGCGTAAAACACACATACAAGCGGAATGGGAAAATATTCTATAAGCCTTATCGAAACTTTTGGAGCGGTCACAATGAATATCTTGATTATTTCAGCGGCGCGATTGGGATTGTCGCCAAGCAGGATCCGGTTCAGCCAGGGCAGCATCCAGTTTATCATCTGACGGATTACGGGCGGCGGTTCCTGGGAAGACATCTTCAAATAACAATATATCCGGAAGAAGACTGACGGCAGGAGGCGATTCCGTGATTGAGTGGTACTGGATAGTTATCATCGTGATTGTTTTGTGGTGGATCTACAAGACCTGTTAGCCGATGAAATTCACGTTTTCGGACTTTGTTCGATTCGGAAAACGGATCGCCGGAAACAGTTGATAAATAAGGTTGGAAACCGAGGAACAAAACATAACAATATATAGGCAATGTTAATTTCACACAGGGAGGGAGACAGAGTTGGCACGGGTTCAGCCGATACGGGACCAGGAGGAGATCCAGCGTATTGAGGACAAGCTGCTGGAGATCAACACGCCGCGCAGTATCCGGATGTTTGTAATGTTTGAGGTCGGTATCTATCTGGGGATGCGAATCGGCGACATGATCAAACTGAAGGTCGGCGATCTACGGGACAAGGTCGATTTCACATTCACGCCGGAGAAGACAAGCCACCGGGCCGGGGTCAGTTCATACCGGGAGAAGCGGCTGACGGTGACCATCGCGCCAGAGATCCGGAAGATGATCCGTTATTTTTATGCCGGCTCTCCAGATGACGCCTATCTGCTGGAAAGCCGGAAGAAAGATCGGGACGGGCATCCGACACATATACAGCGGGAAACCGCCTGGCATGACATGAAAGCCATTCAGCAGCTGGCCGGGCTGTCCTTCCCTATCGGTTGCCATACGCTGCGGAAGACCTTCGGTTATCACATTTATCAGAAAAACCATGATGTCGCATGGCTGCAGACATGGTTCGGCCATAGCAGCCAGGCCATTACATTGATCTATATCGGGATTGCCCTGGACGAAAAGCGAACCGTTACGGATAACATGCCGTTCAAAAATCGCGGGAGGCTTGATTATTCAAGGGTTAGAAGGCTGTCAAAAATTTCATGATGTAACATACATTGCATTTATAAAAACTGCGTGATAAGATATGATCAGCGAAAGCTGTGAGGGACCAACCCGGAAAACCCGGGCGCGGTCCTTTTTTGATGCCTGGGCGGTTGCCGTGTTCCGTCCGCACGGCGGGTCATGCTGGCGCGAACGGCATCGGGGAAGGCATGAGGGCATCAGATGAACAGGTCGCCGGAGGTCGAAGCGTTTTATAAATCGGGCAAGTGGAAGAAGTGCCGTAAAGCTTTTCTGATGAGCCGGGGCGGATTATGTGAAGCCTGCCGACGGAAGGGCAAAATCACACCGGCGACGGAGGTTCACCATATTAAGCGGCTCACCGCTGAAAACGTGAACAACCCGGAGATCGCGACCAATTTCCAGAATTTGCGGGCGCTGTGCGAGGATTGCCACAAAAAAGAGCATAACGCGAAGCGCTGGCGATGTGACGCCGCCGGCCATGTCCGCATATAGCCCCCCCTATGCCCGCGATTTTGACGCGCTGGCGTCGGGGCCAGGTCGTAGCTCCGAAAAGCGCGCCGAGGATCACGCGGAACGCCGGGACAGGCGGGAGGG